CTTATCAGGTAATCCTAGTGGTGTAAGAGTACCAGATTCAGAACCAGGAACATTAGAAAAAGCACTTAAATATCTTAAAAGACAGATGAAAGATTCTGATACACTATTTAGATATAAAGAAAAAGCTTATTACGAAAAGCCATCACATAAAAAGAAAGTGAAGATGGAACGAGCTAGAGCTATGCAAAAGAAGTATGATGCTCAGCAAAAAAGAATGTATGGAAAAAACAACTGTTGGATGGTAATTACCAAAAACGGAGCAAAATAATACATTTTTTAACAATATTTTACAAGGGAGGCTAATTTTTAGCTTCCCTTTTTTACTTTTCATATATTTAGATATATTTATATTCAAATAATACACTATTCTTCTTATATAGTGTCAAAATAATTTTAACCCTACCTATTAAGATTCCAATAATCTTATTTCCAAATTAAAAATTTAGGAGAAACACAATGGCAAGTAGCAACTTATTAAAGGAAGCTATCGCTGACGCTAAGGCTGTCAGAGAAACTGCAATTGCAAATGCTAAATTAGCTCTTGAAGAAGCGTTTACGCCAAAACTTCAGTCTATGTTATCTAACAAAATCGAAGAGGAGTTAGATGAGAATGAAGAATTGGAAGAACAATCAGATTCATCAAACATTGGTGCAGGTGACAATAAAGTTAACCAATCTAGTGGAGATGATTATGAGAAAGACGAAACTGAGAAAGCATCTGGCGATCCTGGTACTGAAGACAGCAATGTAAAAGTTGTTGATAAACTTACAGAAGCAGACGAAGATGAAGACAAGGAAGTCAAAGAAGACGACGAAGAAGATGAAGGACATGTACCTGGTCATGATGATGAAGATTCAGAAGACCACGGTGATGACGATGACGACATGGACTTAGAGCTAGAAGCAATCATCAAAGAACTTGAGGATGAAGATTCTGAAATGAAAGAGGACGAAAAAGACCACTCTGAAATGAAAGAAGATGAAGACGAAGACAAGGAAGTTAAAGAAGTAGCTAAAGATGAAAAATCTGAAGCTGACGAAGATGAGAAAGATGAAATGAAAGAAGACGTTGAAGATATTGACGAAGAACTTAACATTGAATCTATCTTACAAGCCTTGAAAGAAGACGATGATGATGAAGACACTGAATTAAAAGAAGAAGACGAAGATGAGAAAGATGAAATGTATAAAGAGCAACTTGAAGAAGCTTACGATACTATCAGATCTTTGAAATCTACTTTGAATGAAGTTAACCTTCTAAACGCAAAACTGTTGTTCTCAAACAAATTATTCAAGTCTCAAAACTTGACTGAGTCTCAAAAATTAAGAGTTATAGAAACTTTTGATAGAGCTCAATCATTAAGAGAAGTGAAGCTTGTTTACACGACTTTAGCTGAAAGCATGAAAAACCCAGTTAATAAAACTAAAAAGTTAAGAACTGAAGGTTTAGCATCCAAAGCTCAAAAAACAACAAAGCCAAAAACAGTTATCACAGAAGGTAACGAAATGGCAAGTAGAATGAAAAAATTGGCAGGTCTATTATAGTCTGTCTTAAAAATTAGAGGAGAAATCTAAAATGGAAAGTATTAACAATCTTATCACAGATGCTGGTGCTGCACACAAACGTCAATTAGACGAAGGTAAAGCATTAACATCTAAGTGGGAAAATACTGGTCTATTAGAAGGTATCGGAAACGAATATGAAAAGTCAGGAATGGCAATTCTTCTTGAAAACCAAGCACGTCAGTTAATTGATGAAAACTCAAAAACTGGTACAGGTGGTTCGAAAGAAGAGTGGTCAGGAGTAGCTCTTCCGTTAGTTAGACGTATCTTTGGTGAAATCGCTGCAAAAGATTTTGTATCTGTTCAACCAATGAACCTTCCTTCAGGACTTGTATTCTTCTTAGACTTCAAATACGGTACTACTAAGACTGGTACTGGATTTACAGCTGGAACAGACATTATGGGTAATACATCTGCTTCAGGTGAGTCAACTGGCGGTTTCTACGGCGGTGGAAAATTCGGCTATTCAATGAATGCAACACAATCTAATATATTAGTTGGTTCTGCATCTGCTGTATGGGCAGACGTAGACTATGATTCAGATCTTTCAGCTTCTGTAGCTGCAGGAACTATATTCAAAATTACTGCATCTCTTTCATCTTTCGCTGATGAAGACCAAGATGGTATAAAGGCATTTAGAGTATTATCTGGATCTGAAATTACTGCTGCAGACAACCACCCAGCTTACACTAAGTTAATTAACTCTGATACTGAAGTACAGTTCATCGTAACTTCAACAGAAGCAGAATTAACTGGAGGTGGTTCAGCATATACTGCTGCAACATCTAACTTATACGACATTCACTACTTCAAGCAGCCAACGGCTACTACAAGAGGTGACTTTGAGGATACTACTGGTGATACTACTGATATCAGTATTCCTGAAGTAAATGTTGAATTAAGATCTGAGACTATCGTTGCAAAGACACGTAAGTTGAAAGCAGTATGGTCTCCAGAATTTGCTCAAGACTTGAACGCTTACCACAGTATTGATGCTGAGGCTGAGTTAACTTCAATGTTATCTGAGTATATTTCAATGGAAATCGATCTTGAAATCTTATCAATGTTATCTGAAAATGCTCTAACTACAGAGTACTGGTCAGCTACAATTGGTGAAACTCACGATGGTACAGTTGATAATGGTGAAGCAGACTGGACGGCAGGCGCTGCTGCAGCTGCATACAACCAAGGTACATGGTTCCAAACTTTAGGTACTAAAATCCAAAAAGTTTCGAACAAAATCCATGCAAAAACAATGAGAGGTGGAGCAAACTTCTTAGTTTGTGGACCAGAAGTTGCAACAATCCTAGAATCTATTCCAGGATACGCTGCAGATACTGATGGAAATCAAATGTCATTTGCAATGGGAGTACAAAAAGTTGGTGCATTAAACAACAGATTTACAGTTTACAAAAACCCATACATCCAAAAGGATGAAATTATTATGGGCTTTAGAGGAACTCAATTCCTTGAAACTGGTGCTGTTTATGCTCCATACGTACCGCTAATTATGACTCCTTTAGTGTACGATCCTAACAACTTTACTCCACGTAAAGGTGTAATGACTCGTTATGCTAAGAAAGTTGTAAGACCAGAATTCTATGGTAAAGTATTTTGTAAAGACGTTGTAAACGTTTAATAACATACTAATCATATAATGATTTGAGAGAGGCTAGTTTTTACTAGTCTCTTTCTTTTTTATGTAAAACTTTATATTTATTATATATGACAACTAAAGCAAAATGGGAAGAATATGCTGTAACCTGGGAAAATGCAACAGCAAACTGGGAAGCAGTCTTTCTGGCAGTTGTAAAAGAGGTTGGAGGTGATACTAAACTAGAAATAGTTGAAGACTTAGAACCTAAAAAGAAAAAGAAGTTTATTTCTTTAGTTTGTAAGAAAAATTCTATAAAGATATATGAAGAAACTAAAGAAAGTATAACTGCAAAAATGACCGTAGAGGCTATAGAGTTTGCATTAGAAGAGGTCAAAAAGCCTGAATTGGAGATAATAGATGCAATATAAAGTATATACAGACAGAGATGAACAATTTGTCTGTGAAATAAACTTAACAGGAGCTTCACTAAACAACGCAAAATCAAGAATTATAGTATCTTCAGACAAAGTAAATTTAATGTTTGAAGGTAAAGTTGGTACAGATGGAAAGTGTATTGTGCCAATAAAAAAATTATCAGGTCTTTTACAAGAAGGAACTACTGGTGATATAAAATTAGAAGTAATTGCTGACGATACTTATTTTGAACCATGGAGTTCTAATTTTATTGTTGAAGCAAGTAAAAAAATAACTGTAGAAGTAAAGTCACAATCAGAAGAAGTTATATTAGAGAGTAAACCAAAGATGAAAGTTATAGTAGAAAACGTAGACAAAAGATCTCACGTATTAAACATATTGCGTGAAATAAAGAAAAATAAAATAACTTTAGATAATATTGAAAGTAAAAGTTCAAAGCTATCTGAGATTATTTCAACATACCAAGCTAATCATTCTTTATCTAAAGATGAACAATCATATGTTATTGAGAAAGTTTCAAAAGCATTAGAAAAATTTTCATAGGGTTATATAGATGGCGGATCTAACGGGAAAGAATATATCAGATACTTATACCCGCCTTGTACAAGTCAGTGAATCACAATTGTATGATGGCGCAGGTGGCATA